TCACCACCCTTTCAAGGTGGCAGCACGGGTTCAAATCCCGTTAGGAATACCAAGGAAACATAGCTTAGTTGGTAAAGCATTCGACTGATAATCGAAAGACCACTGGTTCAAGTCCAGTTGTTTCCATTGGAAGTGTGGCAGAGAGGTTTAATGCAGTGGATTGCTAATCCGCCGATGTACCTAAGTGCATCCGTTGGTTCGAATCCAACCACTTCCGTTTGGCAGTATAGCTCAGTCTGGCAGAGCACGGGTCTCATATGCCTATGGTCGATAGTTCAAATCTATCTACTGCCTTGTGTCGTTAGTCTAATGGTAAGACAGGAGATTGTGGTTCTCTATATGAGGGTTCGATTCCCTCACGGCACCCCGCCCTTATAGCTCAGTGGTAGAGCAACTCACTAGTAATGAGTAGGTCGTTGGTTCAAATCCGACTGAGGGCTTCTGAGGTCGCCAAGTGGTAAGGCAGTGGGTTTTGGTCCCACCATTCGTGGGTTCGAATCCTACCCTCAGAACTTGTCCTTTTAGCTCAGTGGAACAGAGCAGTAGGCTACGAACCTATGTGCGGGAGTTCGAATCTCTCAAAGGACGCTTGACAGATTCTTATGAGTCTGTTACTATATAAAAAGATAGAGGGTAAGTCCCTGTTATATCCTTATGAGATGTAACACACTTACTCCATCAAACACACAACATACACACAGGAGTAAACAAATGACACCTTACGAACTACGGTTTGAGATTTTTAAGCAAGCATATACTTTTGCTAATGATAAGTTTAGTATCGAGTATGATACTGCCCGTTGTTGGAATGAAAATTCTATGAACACGGTAAAAATGGATTATCCAGAATATCCGACTTATGAACAGGTAGAAAAACTTGCTGAAAAAATTAATACTTTTGTAAGTTCTAAGTGAATTAGTGGGGTGGCAACATCCCCGTTAGTATTCCCCTATAGCTCAATTGGCAGAGTATTTGACTGTTAATCAAAGTGTTCCTGGTTCGAGTCCAGGTGGGGGAGTTGGAAGTGACCCTGCGATAACCTCAAGAGCTCTCCTTCCTACTAAAACCTAGAATATTTCTAGGTCAGGGGGATGGCCTCCCCTGTTTCGCCCTTGTAGCATAACGGTTACTGCATCCGCCTTGTAAGCGGAAGATTCTCGGTTCGATTCCGAGCGGGGGCTCTTGACATAATACTCATTATGTCTTATACTTTCCTTGTCCGTGTGAAGGAATGTGCTGGGAGAGAAATCTCCCACTTTGCGGAGTTAATTCAGTGGTAGAATGGCTGCCTTCCAAGCAGTTCGTCGTCGGTTCGAATCCGATACTCCGCTTATAAAACCAAAAGCTTGACTGATCCCAAATAAAGTGTTAATATGAACTCCTGATGTGACCGTGCCGCAACTATTTGCACGGAAACTCAGTATGTCGTTTAGTACTAAAAAACAAATCTTTATGAAACTCAAACAACTGATGCTTGCACCTGTTGCTCTGGGAATGGTTGCTCCTGTTGCTGCGAATGCGGCAGACCTTAATATGGTAGCAGTCAATCAATATGCTACCTCTGAGCAGGTTACAAGCATTACTCAACTTTCTGATGTGCAGCCCACTGATTGGGCATATCAGGCACTCAGCAACCTTGTAGAGCGTTATGGTTGCGTTGCTGGTTATCCTAACGGCACCTTTGGTGGTGGTCGTGCTATGACCCGTTATGAAGCAGCAGCACTTCTGAATGCTTGTCTTGATCGTGTGACTGAAGTTACTGATGAACTTCAACGTCTTGCGAACGAATTTCGTGATGAACTGACCGTTATTCAAGGTAAAGTCGCATCTCTGGAAACTAAAGTAGGTGCGCTTCAAGCAACTCAGTTCTCCACTACTACCAAACTCAGAGGTGAAGTAAACTTTGTTCTGGGTAGTGTTGCTGGTGCTCGTCTTGCTAACAATACCAACGTAGGTAATGCAGCATTTAATTATGATGCTCGTCTAAGTTTTGATACTTCCTTCACTGGTAAGGATTTGCTCAAGACTCGTCTGCGTTCTGGTAACTTCTCCAGTCAACCTTTTGGTTCTTCTTCTTCCCTGTTCAAACTGGACAAAGCAGAAACTCTTGCCAATCAAGTAATTCTGGATCGTCTGTACTACAGTTTCCCTGCACTTGCTAAGGGTGTAACTCTTACCGCTGGTGCTTTGGTTCGTAACACTGAGATGACTTGGATTCCTTCCGTATATCGTTCGGAAATCCTTGACTTCTTCACTACCGCTGGTGTTCCTGGTGTTTATAACAAGGCAACTGGTGCTGGTTTTGGTGCTCAGTACGTCCAACCTGGCAAGAAAGGTGGATTTGTTGCTGGTCTGAACTACGTTGCTCAAAACGGTAATGATTCTTCTACTGGTGTGTTCAACGAAGCTGGTGCTCTGAATGCTCTGGCACAAGTTGGTTATCGTGCTCCTCAGTATGGTGCTGCCTTCGGTTATCGTTATGGTACTGCAGGAACTCGTGTTCGTAACTACAACGGTGTTGCTGGTAATGGCGGCACTCTTGCTGCTAACCAGTCCTCTAATGGTTATGCTCTGAACGCATATTGGCAACCTAAGACATCTGGTATCGTTCCTTCTGTCTCTGCTGGTTATGGTTGGAATACTGTGAGTGGTCCTGTGACTCCTCGTGCAGCAACTGATTCTCAGACTTGGTTTGCTGGTCTTCAGTGGAGCGATGTGTTTGCTAAGGGTAATGCCGCTGGTGTTGCCTATGGTCAACCTGGTAATGCTGAGGGACTCTCTGAGAAGGCTCAAATGCTTGAGATCTTCTATCGTTACAAAGTTAGTGATAACATCAGTGTGACTCCTGCTCTGCTTTATGTCACCAATAACCAAGCATTTAAGAATGCTTCGGATAACTGGGGTGGTGTAATTCAAACGAAGTTCACCTTCTGATAATCCACTCATAAGTTGAGTTAGACCACTCCTTTCTGGGGTGGTCTTTTTTTATCAGGTAATGGAAACCTTAACCAAATCTTAGTGGACTTTAAGATTGTCTTCCAGTATTATTACTTACGAAGTCGATTCACTTCTAAAAACTTTTTATGAAATTCAAACACATTTTTGTTATTGGTCTGCTTGCTGCACCTACTGCTGCACTTGCTGGACCTGCTTTGAATGGTGCAGGTGCTACATTTCCTGCCCCAATTTATCAACGATGGTTCCAAGACTATGCTGCGTCTTCTGGAAATCGTGTTAATTACCAATCTGTCGGTTCTGGTGCTGGTGTTCGTCAGTTCATCGCTGGGACCGTCGATTTTGGTGCGTCTGATGAACCTATCAAGGCATCGGAAGCAGCAAAAGTAAAGCGTGGTGTTGTTCAAATCCCTATGGTGGGTGGAACAATTGCTGTTGCTTATAACAAACCTGGATGCAATCTGAAACTTACTCAGAAGCAAACTGTTGATATTTTTGCTGGTCGTATTAAGGATTGGAAAGCACTCGGATGTTCTGCTGGTCCCATCACGACTGTATATCGTTCTGATGGTTCTGGAACCACTTATGCATTTACCAACTCTCTTGATGCTTTTGGTGGATGGGGTCCAGGTGTAGGTAAGGCAGTTAAATGGCCTACTGGTGTTGGTGCAAAAGGTAATGAAGGTGTTTCTGGTCGCATCCGCCAAACTCCTGGTTCTATCGGTTATGTTAATACTGGATTTGTAAAATCAAATCGTATTCAAGCAGCAGCAATCCAAAACAAGGCAGGTAAGTTTGTTCTTCCTACCGCTGCATCAGGTGCCGCTGCCCTGAATAACATCAAACTGGATGCAAATCTTGCTGGTGAAAATCCAAATCCTGCTGGTGCAAATGCATATCCTATCTCTACCCTGACTTGGATTCTTGCATATAAAACTGGTAATGGTGCAAAAACAAGTGATATTCGTGCTGCTCTGAACTATGCTCTAAGTTCTAAGGCACAATTAATTGCAGATGACCTTGGTTATGTTCCTCTTGCAGGTTCGGTTCTTAACAAGGCACGTATTGCTGTTGGTCGTATCGGTAACTGATATACATATGGGGGTTGACAAAACCCCCTTTTTATTGTATTATATTTAAAGATTGGAGGTTGTATGTCACTTCTATCCCAGCAAGATAGAGATCTCACTCTAAAAGCATTAGAGTGTTATGAGCAACAATTGAATACAATTATTGAAAGTAATCCAGATATTAATAAGTATCTCCAAAAAGAAAAAACAGAGGTTCAAACTCTCATAAATTGGATTAAATTAGAAAGATATAAGAATGAAAATTAATCTTTGGTTTTGCAAGGATATGAATCAATGGCGTTGGACTTTGACTGATGACCATAGACCTATCATTAAACAAGAGTCAGGTCAAAGGGAAAATCTTCGTGATGCTATGAATGATGTAGCAAATACAGTCGAATATCTGATGAGTCAATCTTGACTTTTCGGGCGATTAACTCAGCGGTAGAGTGCGCTCCTTACAAGTGTGAAGTCACTGGTTCGAATCCAGTATCGCCCATTATAAATACTTCAAAAAAAGAAGTATAATGGAATCTTTATATAAACTTCTGAGTGATACTCAAGCATCCCTCTTTTTATTATTTCAAAAAACTTGGGTCTACCACTGGCATGTGGTCGGATCTGATTTTAAGCAAATTCATGATTTGTTCGGGGAGCAGTATCTTGCAATTCAGGAAGAAATTGATAGAATTTCTGAACACATGAGATTTTTAGGTATTAAACCTATTAGCTCACTTTCAAGAGTTTTAGAAGTTTCTGGAGTTTCTGAAGCTAAAACTAATATTTCTGAAATGGAAATGATTCGTGATCTACTTGAAGACCATAAAAAAATTATTAGTATGTTAGATTCTGCAGCAGTAGAGGCAGAAAATCAAAAATCTAGAGGTACAATTAATCTCCTTGATGATTTAAATGAAGCTCATGGAAAATTTGTTTGGATGTTAAGATCGTTTACTGAATAAAATAAAATCTATAATACTATGGAAAATTTAAGAATCAGATGCCGCTCTTGTGGTAAAGAGTTGGAAGGCATCTCTGGAAAAACTGTATCATGTGGATGTCCAAATATGGCAACAATTCGCAATGGTGTTATTTCGGCAGTTGACTTATCTAATGTTATTATGCTAAACTCTTATCATAATAAAACAAAATCAAGTGTTCTTACTAATGAAGATATTGCCTGGCAAGAGGCACGTCGCCAACGAAAAGTAAGAAGATTAGATTTTGAAGTCCGTTGAGGACTTTTATTGGAAAGGTGTCCGAGTGGTTTAAGGAACTTGTCTTGAAAACAAGCGTGTTAGTAGCACCGTGGGTTCAAATCCCACCCTTTCCGTTTAAGAAATATAACAAAATTTAAGATTGTCTTAAGCACTTTCTTGAAATCAACACAAAGTTGACACTCTCCAAATACTGACTAGTATAACTAGTAGTATTCAACTTAAACCTTATGGATCAGCACACCTACCTTAATTGGGTGAAGATCAAGGCAACTTTTGAAGAGTCTGGTAATACAGACAATATGTTTTACAAACGAGCGGTGGAAATTGTAAAAACACGCAAAGATCCTTTGGCAAAGTTTCTTGGAGATGAGAAATGATGGAACCTTTCGATGATGATTATGTAACTCGTACAGAAGTGCAGGAGATGATCGATGCAGCAATACGACGACACAACCGTAATGCTTCTATCATTAGCATGTGCGTTGGTTGGGTGGTTCTTGCTTTATTTGCTGAGGGACTTTTAAGACTTGTAGGAGTTATTCCACCAGTACTGCCATGGCTCAACATTACCTTGAAATAATTGGTATCGTTTTCCTGTTAGTATTTGCTGCCACGATGTTTTATCAAGGCACGTGTATTATGAAAGGGCAAAGAGGATATTCCCTCAGAGACTATATGAAACAGGAAAGCGCAAATATGCGCCAAAGAATAGAAGAGTTACTCAAGGACAAATGATATCTCTTACAGAAGAAGACTTAAAAGAATTACAAGAAAGAATATTTCATCAAAAAATGAGCGAGTTGTTTGAGGAACCATCTACTTACGAGGACGAAAAAGATGACTAGTAATACTATTTTTGCATCTATTGTACTTTTTGGTTCAATTGGATGCTTTATTGTGTGGGGACTGAATCACGCTTATCCACAATAAAATCATGTTATTATCAAAAGCACTTTTATTTGTTTCAATTCCATTTGTTTTAGCAACACTCTATTTCGGAACACGAGGAGGATACTATGACTCCAAAGATTATAAGGGAAATGGAACCGCACACTAAGCAAAGATATCACTTTGCCGCATCAGCATTTGTACGAATGTGGGGACATAAATCATTAAGCGACCATCGTATAATTGATTTTTGTGTCGAGTGGGCACATAAGGATGAAAATGCTCCATTAGATAATAGGATTCTTGATCAATATTTCTACTATGAATTCAAAACTTGGAGAGGATATTGATGGGACACTTTGCAAGATGGGTATTAGAAAATCCTTATACTCTTGGAATGCTCAGTTATATTTTAATTGTTCTGCCTATTATGGGCATCTGGGCAATTCATAAATACGAATGGCAGCACTGGGCTCCATTTGACAAGGGGCACAGGAAGTAGTATAATTACTTCTGTTGGGAGGCAAGACCACTCAACGCAACGGAGTATCGCCTAACTTGGTCATGGCACCTGCTTTGGGAGCAGGAATAATCTCGGTTCAAATCCGGGTACTCCGATTGCCAGTTACTTCACTGGCACACTTGACACAAAACTAATCAACCCTTATAATACTAAGGCAACAAATCAAAACAATGTCTCTGATTCAAAAGTTCAAAAAGGATGTTAGCACTCTTCGCTCTGCTGCTAACGGGGAATTCTACCTTGACGTAAAGAGTCCGAAACTTTATAAAAAGGTCCGTCGCTTTTATGAAAATGAAGGCGTCGTGTTTTCTGGTGACCCCCTTGACGATTATGAAATGCTAATGGATTACATCGCCCAAGACCTTGAGGCAGTTGAAGCGTGATGAATGTCGTGAGAAAACCGACCGTTCTTATGGAGCGGTTTCCCTATCGATATGTTCAGGTCGGTACTTTGGAAATCAATGGAAAACCTGATTGCCGTATTCAAAAAGTAGATTCTTATACTGGTAGATATCGTGATATGTATCTCTGCGATAATGAGATGCAACTGATGACTGCTATGGAAGATTACGATTACACTTGTTGGTTAGACCCTGATAGGGTTCCTTGTTATGTAAGAGATGATGAAGAAGACACGGATGGTCTATAACAGCACTGGTCGGGAGCAAACCCCTTATGTCTAAAACAAGTGTCCTAAGGTATCTTGGGAACTTTCTCCTTTTACTTGGTTATCAAATTATGTTATGGGGAGATTTTAAAAGTGGTTTAGCAATAAAGTTTATCGGGGGTTTACTCGGTATTCCTTTTGCAATCAAACTCAAACTCTGGGATGTGCTATTTTTGATAGCATTCTTTGGTATTACCGAGATATCAAAGTTAGTCCAACTTTTCTTAGTTTCACAAAACTAAGTGGTGGAGTCAAAATGACCCCTATGAGTTTCTTGCTTCTCTCAAGAGCAAGTGGTGCGGATGGGACTCTCTCCCGCCTGGTTTCTTGCCTCCAGTTAAAGGGCAAGTGGCGAGCCTGAGTACCTGAAGGTGGGTTGCATAAACCCACCTTTTTTAGTATAATACATATTACAGAGTTTATAATTTTATGAGTCAATATACGAAAACTGCACTTGTGCTTGGTGCAGGTGGTTTCATAGGAAGTCATATGGTTCGCAGATTGCGTTCTGAAGGATATTGGGTTCGTGGAGTTGATCTCAAACTTCCTGAATTTTCAGAGCATGAAGCGCATGAATTTATTATTGGGGACTTGAGAGATGCTTCTTTTGTCGAAAGGGTGATTCAATTTAAAGGATATCTCGGAAACTTTTATCATTTTATCTCATCAAAATATATTGACACCTTTGATGAAATTTATCAGTTTGCTGCTGATATGGGTGGAGCAGGATTTGTATTCAGTGGTGAAAATGATGCCGATATTATGCATAATTCTGCTACTATTAATTTGAACGTTCTTGAAGCGCAACGTCAATTAAATGATTTTAAAGAAGTAAATAAAACTAAAATTTTCTATTCTGGGTCTGCTTGTATGTATCCGGAGCACAATCAACTTGACCCAGATAATCCCGATTGTCGTGAAGAATCTGCATATCCGGCAAATCCAGACTCTGAATATGGTTGGGAAAAACTATTCTCAGAACGTCTTTATTTTGCTTATCATCGCAACTATAATATTCCTGTACGTGTTGCTAGGTATCATAATATCTTTGGACCAGAAGGAACTTGGGAAGGGGGTAGAGAAAAAGCACCTGCAGCAATCTGCCGTAAAGTGGCCTATTTACCATCCGAAGGAGGAACAATTGAAGTTTGGGGTGATGGTAAGCAAACTCGCTCATTCCTTTATATTGATGAGTGTATTGAAGCAACTCGTCGCCTGATGCAGTCTGATTTTATTGGTCCAGTAAATATTGGATCTGAGGAAATGGTTACAATTAATCAACTTGTGGATACTGCCTCTAAAGTTGCTAATAAAAATGTAGAAAAACAACATATTCTTGATGCTCCTCTCGGTGTTCGTGGGCGTAATTCAAATAATGATGTAGTGCGTAGAGAACTTGGTTGGGATTATTCCCAATCTCTCGAAGATGGGATTCGTAAGACTTATAGTTGGATTTGTACCCAAATAAATTCAAAATAATAATTTAAAGAGGAAGTATGAATATAGGTGTAATTGGAGTGGGTGTTGTTGGTAGTGCAATTAAATTTGGATTTGAAAGATTAGGACACGATGTTTTTATACATGATGTGAAGTATGATACTTCTATTTTAGACGTAATTAACACTGAAGTATGTTATATCTGTGTCCCAACTCCATCTGATAAAGATGGTAGTTGTAACATTAAAATAGTAGAAGACGTTATTGATGATTTAGTAAAAAATTCTTATAACGGTATTATTGCAATTAAGTCTACAGTAATACCTGGAACTACAGAAAAACTTATTTCAAAATATGAAAATCTGGCTTTTGTTCCAGAGTTTTTGCGAGAGAGATGTGCTATTTCTGATTTTATTCAAAATCATGAAGTCTGCGTGATTGGTACTCATTCTCAAAAAATTTTTGAAATCATTAAATCTAGTCATGGTAATTTTCCTAAAGAATTTGTAATGTGTACTCCAACTGAAGCGGAATTCAGCAAGTATTTTCATAACGTTCATAATGCAATGCAGATTATACTTGCTAACAGTTTTTATGAAGTTTGCAGTAAAATGGGAGTAAATTATGAAAATGTAAAAGATTCTTTAAAAAATAGGAGCAATATTAATTTCACATATTTAAATTGTAATAAAAATTTTAGAGGATTCGGGGGAGTTTGCCTTCCAAAAGACACTGCAGCAATGGATTATTTGTGTAAAAAATTAAATCTAGATGTTGAATTTTTTAAAAACATTTTAGATGAAAATTCAAAATATGTTACAACTGTTCCAAATGGAATGAGAATATGAATAAAATTTTAGTAACTGGTGGATGTGGATTTATTGGGCATCATTTAGTAAAAAAACTTTTAAGTGAAGGTTACTCCGTTTCTGTTTTTGATAATCAGCAGAGGGGAGACATAGGTTTTTTGGAAGATGTAAGAGATCAAATTGAATATTATAATGGAGATATTCGTTCCTTAAGTGACTTAGTTGAAGCATCGAATGCGGTTGATACTATTATTCATTTAGCTTTTGTAAATGGAACAAAAAATTTTTATTCAATACCTAGTTCAATTATTGATATTGGAATACGTGGTTTAATTAATGTTTATGATGCTGCCAAAATTAATAATGTTAAGAATTTACTACTAGCATCGTCTTCTGAGACATATCAAACTCCTTCAATAATTCCAACCCCTGAAGAAGTTCCTCTTATCATTCCAGATGTTACCAATCCAAGATATTCTTATGGTGGTACAAAAATTCTTTATGAGTTGATGGGGCAACATTATAGAATTGATGAATTTGAAAGAGTTATAACTTTTAGACCTCATAATGTATATGGTAAAAATATGGGAACAGACCATGTAATTCCTGAATTAATTAACAAAATTAAAATTGGAAAAGACAGCGGTCAGGTTACATTACTTGGTGATGGAACTCAAACAAGATCATTTTGTCATATTAATGATTTTTGTGATGGTATTATTACTCTTTTAAATTATGGAAAACACCAAGAAATTTACCATATTGGGAATGATGAAGAAGTTACAATTAAAGAATTGTGCAAAAAACTTTTGGTAAAAATGAATATTAATTTAGATATTAAATATTCTGATGCTCCAAAAGGAGAAACAAATCGTAGAGTTCCTAATATTTCAAAAATAAAATCTTTAGGATATTTACCTAAAATAAATCTTGACGAAGGTCTATCACAAATATTAAATTGAGGGAAAAATGAAATTAATCTATTCTAAAGTAGAACCAGAAAAACTACTTCATATTGTCTATCGTTATTCTGAAATTAATGAAAGGACTGATATTGCTCCAGAAAATCAATTTTTACAATTGTCAAGTATTAAACAAAACAAAGGTAAAAAATATAGAGCACATGAACATATTTGGAAAGAACCAAAATATGAAAAAGTAATAGCTCAAGAATCTTGGGTAGTAATTGATGGTTCTGTAAAAGTTTACATGTACGATTTGGATGGGTCTCTTCTAAATGAAGACATTATTACTAGAGGAGATTGTTCTGTTACTTTTGAAGCGGGACATAACTATGAAATAATGGAAGATAATACTATTGTTTATGAATACAAAACTGGACCTTACGAAGGTGTTAAAAATGATAAAGTATTCTTCGATGAAAAGTACGGGAATTGATGTTTGTATAGATGAAATATCCAGAATAACTAGACCAAATTTGGTTGAAATTGGAAATCATGTTGCTATTGATTTTGGATTTGTCTGTACTACACAATTAAAAATAGGGGATTATGTTCATATATCACCTCATGTTTCTGTTATTGGTGGTGCTCAGGGTAAATTAGAAGTTGAAGATTTTTGTTTTATTTCTACAGGAGCAAGAGTGATTTGCTCTTCTGAAAAATTCATGGGTGATGGATTGGTTGGACCATTTATACCTGAAGAATGCAAAGATATTATTCTTCGGGGAACAGTAAAACTCGAAAGATTTTCTGGAATGTGTGCAAATTCTATAATAATGCCAGGTGTTACCTTAGCAGAAGGATCTGTGTTAGGTGCTAATTCTTTTCTTAAAGAATCAACAGAACCTTGGGGAATTTATGCGGGTAGCCCTGCTAAGTTGATTAAAAAGAGAAGAAGTGATATAATTTATAATAATGCTAAAAAAATGGGATATGTTTATGAGTAACTTTGATGTAGTCACTGAGCTTGAATCTAAAGTTGCAGAATTTTTTGGATCTCCATATGCTGTTGCCGTTGATTGTTGCACTCATGGAGTTGAACTGTGTCTTCGATATGAAAATGTAAAGAAAATTACGGTCCCAGTGAGAACTTATATTTCTATTCCTTTTCTCGCTACAAAACTTAATTTGGAGTGGGAGTGGGACGAGACCGTATGGGATGATTATTATTACTTAGGTGATACAAAAATTATTGATGCTGCTGTTCTTTGGAAAAAAAATAGTTATATTCCAAAAACTTATATGTCTCTTAGTTTTCAATTTCAAAAGCATTTAAGCCTTGGTAGGGGTGGAATGATTTTATTAGATGACTTGGATGCTAAAAATGCTCTTAAAAAAATGTCATATGATGGTAGGGAGCATGGTATTCCATGGAGAACTCAAAATATCAGTACCATGGGATATCATTATTATATGACCCCAGAAACAGCACAGTTAGGGTTGGATAAACTAGATGCTGCTATAAATTCAGAACCTAGAAAATGGGTTTACACTGATTGGCCAGATTTAAGAGAAATGGACGTATTCAAATGATAGGATTTAACGAACTCGGACGAAAAGGGTGGTTGGGAAACCAAATGTTTCAGTATGCTTCATTACGGGGTATTGCTGCGAATAGAGGGTATGATTTTTGTATTCCTCCAAATGACCATACTCGAATTCATAACTATTCTCTTTTCGAATGTTTTGAATTGACTAATTGTAGTAATATTGGGTATATTAATGCTCAAACTTATTACGCCGATACCACCGATTTACCTCATTCATGTTGTTTTGAATTCAGTGAAAAACTTTTTAATGAGTGTCCAGATAATGTAAATATTAATGGATTTCTTCAAACGGAAAAATATTTTAAACATATTGAAAGTAGTATAAAAGAAGACTTTACTTTTAAGAAAGATTATCTTGAGCCATGTACTGAGTTTATATCTCAGTTTAGTGAAAGACCTTTGTTTTTACATGTAAGAAGAAACGACTATGTGAAGCATCCAGATTTTCATTATAATCACTCTGTAGAATATTATATTGAATCTTTAAAATATTTTGATGACGATCTAGAAGTTTTAATTTTTTCTGATGATATGGAATGGTGTAAGCAGCAAGAATTCTTTAATCAAGATAGATTTTATTTTTCAGAATCAACTGATAGATTTAATAATGTTGTTCCAGATTCTGTTCATACTCAACCAGCTTTAATTCCATTTGTAGATCTTTGTTTGATGTCATTATGCAATGGTGCTATTATTCCTAATAGTACTTTGAGTTGGTGGGGATCTTGGTTGCAAAAGGATAGGGATAGAAGTATCATTTGTCCAACTCCAGACAAATGGTTTGGACCACAGTATCCAGTAAATACAAAAGATATTTGCCCAGAAAATTGGATTAGGGTGTAAAGATGAGTAGATTAACTGTTATTTTACCTTGCGCTGGTGAGGGGTCGAGATTATCTTTACCCTATTCTAAAGAAGTTTTTTCTATTGAAAAAAATAAGTCTTTGATAGATTATTCTTTTGATTTATTTCAAGATTATGGCAGAAAAGATGTTGAATTTGTAATTACAATTAATGAAAAAAAGTTAGATTTAATTAACTATCTTAGCAAATATAAAAGTAGATTTAATATTAGTTTTACTTTTTTTAATCCTAATGAAACTGAGTATACTGGATCTATTAAAAGTGCAAAGCATCTTTTTGGGGACAAAAATTTAGTTCTTCTTCCAGATACATTTTTAAAAATGAAATCTCACCAAGATATTATTGATTTGATTTCTGATAGTTTGTTTGAAACTGGATTTACATTTTTCTATAAAAATGAGAATAGTGGTGAAATGTTGAAGACTAAAGGAGCATTGAACATTTCCGAAGATGGATTAGTCTTAGATTATAGTGATAAACCAGAATCTAACTTTGAATCTTATAATGCTTTTTGGACTGCATTTGCTTTTAAAAAAAGAGTTTTCGATAGTTGTATCGAGTTTATGGAAAAATCAACTTTGAGACATCGTGTTTCGGTAGATGAAATTCAAAAAACACCAATATACAAATCCAAAGCTATAGAAGTGGATAGATATGTGGATTTAGGTACTTGGTCTGAAGTATATAAGTTTATAAATGAAAATAATAACTGATTGTGATGGAGTTCTCCTTGATTGGGCATACGCATTTGATGTATGGATGTCTGAACTTGGGTATGAGCGATTGGAGAACACAACTCATTTCTATGATCAAAGTGATAGATATGGAATAACTCAAGAAGAATCTATAAAGTGTATTCAAAAATTCAATGAATCTGGTTGTGTTGGTTTTATTCCAGCATATAAAGATTCTGTAGAATATGTAACTAAATTGGCAAATTTGGGATATCGTTTTGATGTAATCAGTTGTTTAGCACAGGATAAATATTCTCAACATCTTCGAAAAAAAAATTTAGTACATTTATTTGGGAATGTATTTGATTATATTGACTGTGGTATACCTCTCACTGGGGGTAAATATGATTATTTAAAAGAACGGTATAATGGAAAAAAATATTTCTGGATAGAAGATTCTATATCACATGCAATATCTGGCACAAAAGTTGGATTAAAAAGTGTACTCATGAATCATCCATATAATAAAAAATGGGATGGTTTGCGAGTAAATAATTGGAAAGAAATTTTTGAACTTATTACAAATGACTCCACATATTGAAGCTCCGAACGGAAGTTATGCGAAAACCGTTCTTATGCCGGGTGATCCATTAAGGGCAAAGTATATTGCTGAAAATTTTTTAACTGATATTAAGTTGGTAAATTCAGTTAGAAATTGTCTTGGATATACTGGAAGATACAAAGGAAATTTAGTCTCAGTTCAAGCTAGTGGTATGGGACATGCTAGTCTTGGAATATATGCCCATGAACTTTTTAATTTTTATGATGTTCAGAATATTATTAGGGTTGGAACATGTGGTGGTATATCCGAAAAAGTAAATGTCGGTGACATTGTAGTTGCTATGACATCTTTTACTGACAGTTCTATTACAGATAATCTAGTTTCGGGATTTAGATTTTCTCCATGTTGTGATTATAATCTTCTTAAAAATTTCATGAAAGTTTGTCCAGAATCTCACGTCGGTGCAATTTGTTCGAATGATTATTTTTACCAGCCTAATATTAATTGGTGGAAAAGTCTTCAAGAGATTGGTGTTTTGGCAGTTGACATGGAGACTACTATGCTTTATAGTCTAGCAATGAGATTCTCAAAGTCTACATTGACTGTTAATCAAGTATCTGATCATTTATCTGGAGGAAAAGTTTATTCTTCGAAAGAGAGAGAAGTTGGACTTAATAAAGTTATTGAAAAAGTTTTAGATTCTTTGGAATAAATTATGAAAGTTGCAGTTGCATATAAAGGTATTTTGAATGCCAAAAAAATAGAACAAGAAGGTTTAACTGAAGATACATTTGATTATTGTAAGTTACTTATAGAAAATCATAAGAATCATTTTTATGAATTTTTTGATAACTGTGATATAGATTTTTATTTTAGCACTTATAATTTGAATCAAGATATAAATTCTTTATATC